ATATGGCAAAAATGAGCGTTGAGCAAATTCTGCAGCGACACAAAATAGCGCAGAACAAAAAGGATGACTTTCGCAGTCTCTATGAAGACGCCATGGAGTTTGCCCTGCCACAGCGTAATCTCTATGGTGGCGAGTACGAGGGTAAGGTAGGCGGTAAACGCAAGATGACCAGAGTCTTTGACTCTACTGCTATCAACTCTACCCAGCGCTTTGCTAACCGTCTTCAATCTGGCATCTTCCCGCCACAGCGTAAGTGGTGCAGGCTTGAGCCTGGCACTGACATCCCCATGGATCGTAAGAGCCAAGTGCAGATGATGCTTGATATGTACAGCGACAAGATGTTTAGCGTCCTAAAGCAGTCTAACTTTGACATTGCTATGGGTGAGTTCTTGCTAGATCTCTCTGTCGGCACAGCTGTCATGCTGATCCAAAAAGGTGACGCTGTTAACCCGATTAACTTTATCCCTGTCCCGCAGTACCTGGTTAGCTTTGAAGAGGGCGCCAATGGCCAAGTGGATAACGTCTACCGCAAGATGCGTATCAAAGGCGAGTCCATCCAGATGCAGTGGAAAGATGCGGAGATCCCACCAGATCTGCAGCGCCTAATTGCTGACAAACCAACAGAAGAAGTAGATTTGATTGAGGCCACCGTGCTTAACCTAGACCGTGGTGACTACGGTTACTACGTGATCCATGAAAAGTCTAAGTCTCAGCTGGTTTACCGCAAACTAAAATCTAGCCCATGGGTGGTATCACGCTACATGAAAGTGGCTGGCGAGATCTATGGCCGTGGTCCAGTACTGACTGCCCTGCCAGACATTAAGACTCTTAACAAGGTCAAAGAGTTACTACTCAAAAATGCCAGCCTTGCGCTCAGCGGTGTCTACACGGCAGCTGACGATGGTGTGCTTAACCCAGCTAATGTGAAGATCACACCTGGGGCAATCATTCCTGTTGCACGTAACGGTGGACCACAGGGTGAGGCGCTTAAACCGCTGCCACGTGCGGGTGACTTCAACGTCTCCCAGCTGGTGATCAATGACTTGGTGCAAGCAATCAAACGCACACTGCTTGATGAAAGTCTGCCACCAGACAATATGTCGGCCAGATCTGCCACTGAGGTGGTAGAGCGCATGAAGGAGCTGGCTCAAAACCTTGGCTCTGCGTTTGGCCGTTTGATCAATGAGACGATGATCCCACTGGTTACCAAGATCCTAGAGGTCATGGATGCTGATGGCATGATTGTGTTGCCCATCCAGGTCAATGGCTTAGAGGTCAAGGTTAGCCCTGTCTCTCCACTGGCCATGGCACAAAACATGGACGAGATCAACAACATATTGCAGTTTATGCAGATCACAGCTGGCATGGGTCCAGAAGGCCAGATGGCCATCAAGGCTGGCACTGCCATTGACTACATTGCCGACAAGCTCGGTGTGCCAATCCAAGTGCGTACCACTGGCGAAGAGCGCAAAGGAATGATGCAGCAGATGGCACAAGCTGCAATGGCTGCACAACAAACTGACAGTGATCAACAACTCTTAGGAATGTTGCAACAAGATCAAGTAGCGGGAGCAGTCAATGCGTGATGAAGTCGCAAGAGCAGCTGCAATACGTGCGCTTGAAATAGCCAAGTCGGCTAAAGCGCAAAAGGGTGAGCGTGGTGAAAAAGGCGATCCTGGCGAAATTAAATTAGTTAATCAACCAGTACCTGGTCCACAAGGTGAGCGTGGCGTACAAGGACTGCAAGGCATCCAAGGTATCAAAGGTGATGAAGGCGATATCGGACCTCAAGGACCACAGGGTCCACAAGGTGAGCAAGGGCCACAAGGCATCCAAGGTTTAAAAGGCGATAAGGGAAATATTGGCCCACTTGGTAAAAATGGACCAATGGGTGAGCGTGGCTTTATGGGACCACCAGGACCGCAGGGTGATTTAGGTCCAATGCCAAAGCATGAGAAAAAAGGCTTGATGCTTAGATTTGAGTCTGAGCCAGGCGTCTGGGGTAAGTGGTTCACCATGCCAACTGGTGGCGGTGGTGGCGGTAGAGATGACAAACTATTTGATCGGCAAGCTCAACTTGTAGAAGTTGGTGATCTTGTTAAATTAAAAACAAGTAATGCCAATAAAGTCATTGGCTCAGATGGAACAAATTTAGTATGGTCTACAGTTTATGGTGGTTTAAGTTATCAAGGCACTTGGAACGCAACAACAAATACGCCTACATTGGTTAGTAGCGTTGGTGTAAATGGCTACTACTACATTACGGCAACTGCTGGTTCTACTAATTTAAACGGCATAACTGATTGGCAAATTGGCGATTGGTTAATGTTTAATGGATCAGTCTGGGAAAAGATTGATCAAAGTAATTTAGTTACCTCTGTTAATGGGCAAACTGGTGCGGCATCGGTTGGCACGGTTACTTCAGTAGCTGCATCTGCTGGAACAGGCATCAGTATTACTGGTAGCCCAATTACTACATCTGGTACATTAAATATTACAAACTCTGCGCCTGACCAAACAGTTGCCTTAACTGCGGGAACGGGAATTAGCACAAGTGGCACGTATCCTAACTTTACAATCACCAACTCTGCACCAGATCAAACTGTGGCATTGACGGGTGCGGGTACGACTAGCGTTACTGGAACATATCCTAACTTTACGATTACTTCCAATGATTCTGCAACAGGTACTGTTACTAGCGTTGCGGCAACTGTCCCATCATTCTTATCTGTTGCTGGCTCACCAATAACAACAAGTGGCACATTGGCAATTACATTGTCTGGTACTGCGTTGCCAATAGCAAATGGTGGAACTGGTGCAACCTCATTGGCTAGTGCTTCTATTGTTACCTATACAGGTACTGAGACATTAACCAACAAAACGCTAACCAATCCAACCATTACAAACTACATAGAAACTTTGTATTCTGCTAATACAGGTACGTCTATAACAGTAGATTTGGCAAATGGAACAGTTCAGCAATTAACACTTACTGGAAATGCAACTATCACAATGCCAACAGCAACGGCTGGTAAAAGTTTTGTGATGATATTGGCTCAAGATGGTACTGGTAGTAGAACAGTAACTTGGTCAACTGTTGTGTGGTCTTCTGCTACTGCCCCAACAATTACATCAACAGCAAGCAAAAGAGACATCTTCTCTTTCTTTAGTGATGGAACAAGTTGGTTTGGAGCAACTATTGGACAGAACTACTAATGTTGGCGGCAAGTAAATCAGGTAAGGCAGTAGCGGCTGGTGCGGCAACAGACCAGTATTTTCCAAATACAGTCTTATTGCTAAACGATACTGGTACTAACGGAGCGCAAAACAATACGTTTATAGATTCAAGTACAAATAACTTTGGTCTTACTCGTAACGGAAGTGCAACGCAAGGCACATACGCACCTTTTAGCAAAGCGGCTGGATATTGGAGTAATTACTTTAATGGAACTAACACTAGATTAACAATAGCTGACAATGCAAATTTAAGGGCTGGAACAAGCACATTTACATTAGAAGCGTGGGTTTATCGTGATGTTGTTAATGTTGCTCATACTATTTTTGCAAAAGGAGCGGCTACACCTACAGGATTTGTATTTGGAATTACCTCATCAAATACTTTAAGATTTACAGACACATCTACTAACATTGATTCTACAGGTACTATTCCAGCAAATACATGGACTTATGTTGCTGTAGTTAGAGAAGGTACTGGGTCAAATCAATTGAAACTATATATTAACGGAACAAATGACGGAATGGGAACATCTAGCACCGACTTTAATCAAACCACAGAAGCAAGAATTGGAGAAAATAGAGGCGCAACAGAAGATTTTAATGGTTATATATCTAATTTAAGATTTGTAATAGGCACAGCCATTTATACTTCTAACTTTACTCCAAGCACTATACCGCTTACAGCCATAACAAATACAAGGCTACTTACTTGTCAGTCTAATTTTTTTGTAGATAACTCAAGTAATAATTTTACTTTGACTCTTGCAGGGACTCCTTTAATACAACCTTCAAGTCCTTTTGCACCAACTTCTTCATATAGCATAAGCGTTAATGGTGGTAGCCTATATTTTAATGGTAGTACGGATTACATAAGTAATTCAAGTAGTTCAACAGCATTTAATTTTGGTACGGGTGACTTTACTGTTGAATATTGGATTTACCCATTAGCTTTAGCTACCATTACTGGTTATGCTCAACACGCTGGTGGAGCAACAAATACATCTACCGCATTATCTTTTGGTGAACAAGGCGGTTTTATTTACGCAACAACATCTGTGGAAAGTAATAGAGCAACATCATCTCCATTAAGATTAAATGAATGGAGTTATGTTACATGGACAAGGTCTGGAACTACACACAGAGTATTTAAAAATGGAATTCTTCTTAATACTTTTACACGCACAACTAATGTAAGCAATTCTGCCATTGGTATAGGTGCTACATCAACTGGTACTTTTAAAACTACTAGTTATATTTCAAATGTTCGTGTTATAAATGGTACAGCCCTTTACACTTCCAATTTTACACCTCCAACCGCACCAACTACAGCCGTCACAAATACTTCATTACTTTTAAATGCTACCAATGCTGGTATTTATGATGCTACTGCTTTAAATGATATGGTGACAGTTGGTAACGCTCAAGTGTCTACTACTGAATACAAATGGAGTCCAAGTTCCATGTATTTTGATGGAACTGGTGATTGGTTGTTATTGCCTAGTAATGTAAATATCACACTCAATGAAGCAGTATTCACTATTGAAGGATGGATATATTTAAATGCGGTAGGTTCTGCTAGAGGAATTGTAGGAAAAGGAACAGGAACAACTGGTTGGCTTTTATCTATAAACTCAAGTAATCAAGTTGTATTTACTGACACAACAACTGCAATAACTTCTACGGGAACATTATCAGTTAGCACTTGGTATCATATTGCTGTTGTTCGCTCTACAACAGGAACAAATCAAACAAAAATATATATAAATGGAACTAATGACGGAACAGGAACTTCTGCTACTAACTTTAGTCAAACAAACTCATTGTATGTAGGCGCAGACAGAACTGCTGGTTCTGCTTTTAATGGCTATATAGAAGACCTGCGAATTACCAAAGGTGTAGCAAGATACACGGCAAACTTTACCGCACCAACTGCGGCTTTCCCAACGAGGTAAAAAATGCTTATAGCAAATCAAGACTTACAAGTAGCAGATCACACATCCTTTTTTCCAAACACAAGTTTTGGAGTAAATGGTGTTACCTTAGACTTCATTAGAGAGCAAGGCTATTACCAAGTGACTGTATGGTTAGACCACGATCCTAAAACACAGAAGTTAAGTCCTACAACGCCATACCTGATTGGCGATATGTGCTACACAGTAGTTGTTGAAAACAAGACAACTGATGAACTACAAGCAGACTTATTCAATCAAGCGGCTAGGGTTAGGATAGAAAGAAATTACCTATTGGCACAGTCAGATTGGACTCAATTATCTGATTCAACTGTTAACAAGGCAGAGTGGGCAACATATAGGCAAGCCTTGAGGGATGTGACAAAACAAGAGGGTTTTCCTATATCTATCACTTTTCCAACAAGCCCAAATCAAAGTGAAGAAATGACAGGGACAACTGGTATATGACCCCTGAACTACAAAAGTGGATATTTACAGCACCTCCTGCGCCTAGCGGCTCAAACAGCAACTTCTTGGTGTTTTTCTAAGGGAAAATGTCTAAGAAAATTGACAAACTACAAACAAAAATAATACTGGCACATATTGCCAAGAAAAGGAAACGTATGAGTGGATGGGATGATCTTGAGGCAGAGCCTACTGCATTTGAGCCTGATCAAGATAGGGTGGATCTGAACCTCCAGGTGGCAAAAACCTTTGCCAGCGTTGAAGGTCAAAAAGTGTTGGCGTGGCTGCGAGAGTTCTATCTTGAGCAGCCCTGCTGGCAACCAGGCTCGGACAGTTCGCTGGGTGTGTTTCGTGAGGGACAGAACAGCGTGGTTCGGGATATTGAAAATAGAATCCGAAAGGCTAAACAAAGATGAGTGATGCAAATGACAACCCAGGCCTGCTGGCTAGTGCAGAGGAAAGCACAGACCAGACGATAACCGAGGGCCAAGAGCAGGCAATCAGTCACGTTCAAGGTGACCCAACGCAAGACGATACCCCACTGGAGCGCCCTGACTTCTGGCCAGAGAAGTTCTGGAACAAAGACAATCAGGAGCCAGACCTAGAGGGAATCAGCAAATCCTACGTGGAGCTAGAGAAGAAGTTTCGAGCTGGTGGCCACAAAGCGCCAGAGAATGGAGAGTACGACATTGGCGGTCTAGGCCTCAAAGATGATGACCCAGTGGTCAAAAGCTATGTGGGCTGGGCGCAGAAGTACGGTATTAGCCAGCAAGCCTTTGAAGACCTAGCACGTGAGGTCACTGGTATTGGCGCCAATAACATAGCAGAAACCCGCCAGAGCATGGCAGACGAGATGGAGAAACTTGGACCTAATGCTAAGGCCATCATCAACAACATGGCTGGCTGGGGCAGAGGCATGGTGCAAAAGGGTATCTGGAGCCAGGACGAGTTCCAAGAGTTTACCCGCTGGGGTGATACCGCTACTGGAATTAAAGCCTTACAAAAGATGAGAGAAACCTACGAGGGTAGAGTACCTACTGACACTCTAAAGCCAGATGCTGCTGGCTCATTGTCCAAAGATGAGTTGAGCGCCATGGTGGCCAACCCAGAGTACAAGACAAACCCAAGCTACCGAGCAAAGGTAGAAAAGCTATTTGCAAAGATGTATCCAGACTAAAGTTAACGGCAAGCAGTTGCCAACTTTATAGCCAGGTGTAACAGCTTGGCTTTTTTTTAATTAATAGTTGACACAATTTTAAAAATATGATTTAGAATGTAAGCACTGACAACCGCAAGGCCAGTGACGATAGTAGTCTATCCAGGGGTGCGCTGTAAGGCACAAGTCTTGGCCCAGAGCTTTCTGGACAACCGTTGGCGATAAACATTTCATCAATAGTTTTCTAGGAGAACACAAATGGCAGTTGGCATTTCCACCGCATTTGTAACCCTGTTCGACACGGAAGTTAAACAAGCGTATCAAGCTGATGCGGTCTTGCGTAACACTGTCCGTTTGCGTACTGGCGTTACAGCGACTACACACAAATTCCCAAAGATCGGCTCTGGCGTTGCACAAATTCGTGTACCACAGACTGATGTCACACCTTTAAATGTGACCTACTCACAAGCAACCGTCACGTTAACTGACTACATTGCTGCTGAATACTCAGATATATTTTCTCAGTCTCATGTTAACTTTGACGAGCGCCAAGAACTGGTGCAAGTTGTTGCCAAGGCTATTGGACGTAGATCAGACCAGATGATCATTGACGCATTGGCAGCATCAAGCACCAGCTTGACAGTTGCTACTAGCATCGGTGGCGCTGGTACTAACTTGAACATGGCTAAATTGCGTGAGGCTTCACGTTTGCTAAACACTTCAAACGTACCCGCAGAAGATCGCTATATGTTGATCCATGCATCACAATTGTCTAGCCTTTTGTCTGAGACTGCTGTCACAAGTTCTGACTTCAACAGCGTCAAAGCATTGGTGCAAGGTGATATCAACACATTCATGGGCTTTACGTTTATCACTATTGGTGACCGTTCTGAAACTGGTTTAACTGGTGGTGGTTCTGGTCAAACCCGCAAGGTGTATGCCTATCACAAGATGGCAGTCGGCATGGCCGAGAGCATGGCAATCAGAAGTGAAATCAACTAC